AGGACCAAGCAGATATTCAGGCCAAGCAAGAGGGCCTGAAGATCGAGCAGCAACGTATTGCTGCTAATCAGCAGGCTAACGAAGCGCGTATTAAAGGCCAGAAAGACATTGCTGATCAGCGTGCAGCCGTTGCCATGGAGCGAATCTATGCGCCCAAACAAGGAGGCCGCTAATGCCTTTGAAAAAAGGTTCTAGCCAAAAAACTATTTCTAGCAATATCCGCACTGAGATTGCCGCGGGGAAACCTAGAAAGCAGGCGATTGCAATCGCCTTAAACACTGCAGGCAAGAGTAAGCCTGTTAAGAAAAAAGCCGGAGGCTCTATAAATAAGCCTGCGGTTAGAACCGTCAAGAAGCGTGACGGTAACAGACCCGTTAAGATTTATTAACGCAAGCCTTCCAGATGGTGGCACTAAACCGTCTGCTTACATGGAAACACGACCATGCTTGAGTTCGCAGAAAGCGTACTGCGCGAAGTCAGAAAGCTAGAGAAAGATTCAGAAACCATTATTCTTAATGGTTCTATCTCTGACATGGAGCGCTACCGTTTCATGATGGGCCGTTTGGAAGGCATAAAACTTGTGGATGAGATTATCCGACACCAGTTGGGTAAGTATTCAGAAGATTAACCAACCAAAGGAGCCTATATGGAACCCGAGAAGAAGCTAACGCCTCTCGAAGAAAAGTGGAAAGCTGAGGCAGAAAGGCCTAAGAAAACCACCCTTGACGATGCGTATACCCAAGAGGGAAAGGTAGCAGACGAGGGTCTGTCCCAGTCTGTGCTTGATCTTATCCCCAAACCTACTGGATGGCGCATAGCCATTCTTCCTTTCCGCGGTGCTAAGACCACTAAAGGCGGCATTGTTCTTGCTCCTGAAACGCAGAAACAGACCCAGTTAGCCACTAACGTCGGTTATGTCCTGAAGATGGGCGAACTTGCGTATGCAGACGAGTCTAAGTTTCCCCACGGAGCGTGGTGCAAGGAAGGGGATTGGGTAATCTTTGGCCGGTATGCCGGTTCTCGGATTCAGATAGACGGTGGCGAGATTCGTCTACTCAATGACGATGAAATTCTTGGGATCGTGAATGATCCTGACGACATTATTCACATGTAAGGAGAGATGGGATGAGCGAACCTAAGAACGAAGAATTGGAATTTAGCATTGGCGATGATGAGCAGGAAGCTACCGTTGAAATGAATGAAGATGGCAGCGACGCTAAGCTAGAAGCTGCCGACGAAACACCTATTGTTGAGCAAGAAGTTGAGGCCCCCAAGTCAGAAGAGCTTGATAACTATTCGGACAAAGTAAAAAAGCGCATTGACAAGCTTACTGCTCGTCTACGCGAGACCCAACGTCGTGAAGAAGCAGCTATTGAGTATGCGAAGAGCGTGCAGCAGCAAAACGAAGAGCTGCAACAAAAGTATGCTAAGACGGACACTGAGCGACTCGGCGAGGTTAAGAGTCGAGTAGAGACTCAAGTTACTGCGCTAAAGCACATTATCAAAAAAGCCCGTGAAGAGGGCGACATTGACACAGAAACTGAGGCGCAACAAAGACTTACGACTATAGTCTGGGAGCAACAGCGTTTAGCCCAAACGCTTCAAGAGCGTGAGTTAGCCTCAAAACAGCCGCAGCGGCCGAGAGAAGTTCCTGAAATACTGCAGCCAAGAAGAGCAGCGCCTGACCCAAGAGCAGAAGAGTGGGCGGAAAACAACCCTTGGTTTGGTCAAAATACAGTAATGACTCACGCTGTATGGGGGTTACATAAAGACTTAATACAGAAAGAAGGGTTTGACCCAACCAGTAATGAGTATTATGATGAGATAGACCGTAGAATGCGTACCCTATTTCCGCAGGAGTTTCAAATAAATGAAGCACCCGCGCAACAAACTAACAGGAATAGCCGTCCCGTGCAGACGGTGGCCCCTGCAAACCGCTCGTCGGGAATAAATAATTCAGCACGCCGCTCCGTTCGGTTGAAGCCGAGTCAGGTAGCCATAGCAAAGAAACTTGGGGTTCCACTTGAAGAATACGCAAAATACGTGAAGGAGTAACACATGAGTAACGAAAGCAACGTGCCAAAACTTAATCGCAGTGCCCGCGGAACTGAAAGCCGCGAAAAGACTGCGCGCCGTAAGCCTTGGGCTCCTCCTTCTCGATTGGATGCTCCTCCTGCTCCAGATGGTTATAGGCATCGTTGGATCAGGGCGGAATCTGGTGGTCAGGATGATCGTATTAACGTAGCAGGCAAACTCCGCGAGGGGTATGAGCTTGTTCGTGCAGATGAATATCCAGATTACGAGACAAGCTCTGCTGATGATGGCAAGCATGCAGGCGTAGTGAGCGTAGGCTCGCTAGTATTAGCCCGTATACCTGATGAAACAGCAGAAGAGCGTCGAGCGTACTATTCTTCACGAACCCATGATCAGCTAAGGGCTGTCGATAATGACCTGTTGAAGACGAATGCACACTCGTCTATGAAGATCAACACGCCAGAACGCCAGTCCCGCGTAAGTCTCGGTGGTCCTCGTACGGACACCGAATAACCCATTTAAAGGACATTTATCATGGCTAATGTAGATAAAGCTTTCGGTATGCGTCCGCTCGGTAACCTTTCTGCCTCTGGTTCACAGAAGCAGTTCGGCTATGAGATTGCGGACAATCAGGCCGGCGCAATTTACCAAGGCGACTTGGTAACAGTATATGACGGCTACCTCGTCCAGTTTAACCCTAGCACCCACAGTGCTGCGGTTGGTGTGTTCAATGGTTGTAACTACATTGATCCTACTACTGGCAAGCCCACTTGGAAGAACTATTACCCCGGTTCTGTCAACATCACTCAGGGCAAGATCATTGCTGACGTGCTTGACGATCCTAATCAGTTGTTCATCATCCAGAACGACGGCACATCTGCTGCCGCCAACTATGGTAAGAACGCTGATGTGGTAATGGGTACTGGCAGCACCACCACTGGTGTTTCTGGCATGGAATTGGATACATCCACTATTGCAAACACTGCAGCACTCAACCTGAAGATCGTTGGTCTTTGGGACGTGCCTAACAACGCTGTGGGCGCAAACGCTGTTGTGGTTGTTAAGATCAACGAACACCTCTACGGTAGTGCAGGTGTTGCAGGACAAGGAGCTTAAACCATGGCTATTTCACGTTCACAACTAGTAAAAGAGCTTGAGCCCGGTCTAAACGCCTTGTTTGGTCTGGAGTACAAGAACTACGAAAACGAGCATGCTGAAATCTACGAAACCGAGTCTTCTGACCGTGCCTTCGAAGAAGAGGTGATGCTTTCCGGGTTTGGCGAGGCCCCAGTTAAGTCTGAAGGCGCAGGCGTTGCATACGACCAAGCGCAGGAAGTCTACACTGCTCGCTACACTCACGAGACAATCGCTCTTGCGTTCTCATTGACTGAAGAAGCGATTGAAGACAACCTGTATGACCGCCTTGCGGCTCGTTATACTAAGGCTCTTGCTCGTTCAATGGCCACTACTAAGCAGATCAAAGCTGCAGCTATCCTCAACGGCGCATTCACTACCTCTACAGGCGGTGACGGCAAGCCGTTGTGTGCGACAGATCACCCCACTCTGAGTGGTCCTGATCTCCGCAACGAGCTGTCAGTAGCTGCTGACCTTTCAGAGACTTCTCTCGAGCAGGCTCTGATCGACATCGCTGCATTCACTGACGAGCGTGGACTGAAGATTGCTGTCCAAGGCCTCAAGCTGATTATTCCTAAGGAACTTCAGTTCACAGCCGACCGCATCCTGAAGTCTACTCTGCGTGTTGGTACTGCAGACAACGACATCAACGCCGTTCGCAACATGGGAATGGTGCCTCAGGGCTACTCAGTCAACCACTATCTGACTGACCCTGACGCATTCTTCATCATGACTGATGCGCCTAACGGTATGAAGATGTTCCAGCGTGTAGCTATCAAGACTGGCTTCGAAGGCGACTTCGAAACTGGTAACGTCCGCTACAAAGCACGTGAGCGCTATAGCTTTGGCTTCAGCGATCCACGTGGTATCTTCGGCTCACCGGGTACTCCGTAAGCTAGTTGATGCAAAGGAAAGGGCCCTTCGGGGCCCTTTTTTTATGAGTAGTAAAATCATGCCAAGACAACCCAAAGTAAAAAAAGAGCCCTCGCAAGGCTCTCGAATGTGTGCCTCGTGTAATAAGGTTAAACTGCTGTCCCAGTTCGAGCACTTTAAAGAAGGTTTCATACGAGGCATCTGTCAACAGTGCGTTAGTATTCAAAAAGCAAGAAAAACCTCTGCTACTCCTGAATCTTACCTTCGAGTATTACATACTCAACTAAAGTCACAACGCGCCAAACAGGGAATCCAATACGAATTAACCACGGAAGATGTTATTGACTTGTGGGAAATGCAGGAAGGCAAGTGCGCTTTATCTGGAATGCTAATGACACACCAAAGAGACGGAACTTACGGCGACAAAAAGAAAAAAGATTTCAACGCCTCAATAGACCGCATAAATCCCAACGGTCCTTACGTACGGGAAAACGTCCAATTAGTGGCTAACCGCGTTAACACCATGAAACACACCCTTAGCCAAGACATGTTTCTTTGGTGGGTCAAAAACATACATGAAAAAATGGCTGAATAACCCTCTTCCATTCGTCGTAAAATAATGTAATATTCAAGTGTACCGGGGTCATCCGGTGTATCTGACAGTCCCGGCTGACGACATGCAGACAGATGCACCCTAAATTAACTCGCATGTGAGGATTCTCAAAATGGCGAATACTACCTTCTCCGGTCCGGTCACCTCTAACAATGGTTTTGTTGGTGCGGTAACTGCGACTACTGTAACTGCTAGCAGCACTCTTGACGTAACAGGTGACGCTACTCTTTCTGGCACTGCCAATGTAATCATTATCCCTACAAGTGATCCCGGTGTTGCGGGCGCTATCTGGAATAATGCAGGTACTTTAGCGGTTTCTGCAGGTTAATCCTTACTAACTGAAGGAGAGACCCATGAGTTTCAGCAATATTCAGTCCGTCACTAAGACGGCGGATGCCTCAGCCGTCACAGGCCGTACGCGTCTGGTGGGGGTGTATTTCACTAATACAGCCACCGCGTCATCTTTTGCTTTGAAGGATGGCACTACAGACTCTGGCACCGCTAAGTTAACCATCAATACCCCTGCTGTTGCAGGAGCTCAGGACCTAATGATCCCAGATATGGGCATTTTGTTTGAGGATGGTATTTACATCGACGTCAATGACGTCAATATAACTAGTGTAACCCTCTTGTTTGAGGGCGGAGCTGCGGCCTAATGGCTAGCAAAAAGGGAATGGGCATCAAAACCTCCGTCAAGTCGGGTAATTTCCGCCCGACTAAGAAGGGGGCTGGGATGACCGAGAAGGGTGTAAAAGCCTATCGGAAAGCCAATCCCGGCAGCAAGCTAAAGACCGCAGTTACCGAAAAGGACCCTTCGGAGGCTAGGGCAAAAAGACGTAAATCTTTTTGTGCCCGATCTGAAGGACAGATGAAACAGTTTCCAAAGGCTGCTAAAGACCCTAACAGTCGCTTACGACAAGCACGCAAGCGTTGGAGATGTAGATAATGGCTAAAAAAGGGCTTTACGCCAATATCCATGCTAAGAGAGCTAGGATAAAGGCGGGATCAGACGAAAAAATGAGGAAGCCCGGTTCAAAAGGCGCTCCTTCGGCAAAGGCATTTAAGAAAGCGGCTAAAACCGCTAAGAAGAGGTAATTATGGCAGGTCGTGGAATGGGTGCTGCTACCAAAGGCGGCGGATGCGTTG